CGTATGCAGGCTAACCCCTGACGTCGCGCACTGGATACCCACCCGGGAATCTGGGATCCTTTCTAAGATTGACCCGGCCGAGGTGCCGGGCAATCTGACGATTAGATTGAGCGCAACAATGGTAGACGGCAGCGCGCCTAAGAGCTGGGCTCTGACAAGTACCGTCGTATCCAGTGGCCGCACGTGTCCGGCACCTGATCAAAATAACGAATGCAAGACGTGCCGCGCATGCTGGGACCAGTCGATTCCAAATATAGCATATGGCAAACACTAACCCGCTAATCGGGCGGACCTTTCCTTTAACAAAGGAAAGGATCGAGCCTTTTTACAAGTACGGGCGCAAGCGCAAGCGTTCAAGCGCGCAAGGGCGCAAGGATTCAAGCTTGACAAAAGACTCAGGATATGGGATAACATGATATTAAATAACAGAAAGGATACTTATGACGTTAAACTTAGTAAAAGGCGAATTCAGTTCACTGGAAGATGCGCTGCGCGCTCAGATCAAACTGCTACAGGAGAAAAGCGAAAAGCTGCTGCTCATGGTAGCGAAGCGGGACGAAAAGATCAACGATCTGGAAATCCTGGACAAAGGCCATCGCGCATCTATCCGGGAGTACAAGCACGAGCTGGAGAAGCTGGAGGCAGACAAAGAGCTCAACAAAGGCATCATCCACGGGCAGAGCGAGGTCATCGACGACCTCAGGTCCCAGCTGGAGACGCCAATCAACTTCGACGACGAATAACTAACCGGGGCCTACGGGCCCCATCCCCCCATACTAGCCAGCGCGCAAGCATTCAAGCGCGCAAGGACTCAAGCAGCCGGTGCTCAAGCTCGGGTAGGGGCACACGCTCAAGCGTGCAAGCGCTCAAGCCACGGTCCGCAAGCTCTTGGACCATGGATCCTGGACAAAGTATCACGGATCGTTGACCGTGCGGCTGGACCAAGATGAAGGTGTCTGTTGGATGTGTTAAATGGAAGCCAATTTGGTGTGGTGAGAGAGCAACTTTATTACTTTTCGTTACTTTTAGTTCAACTGTAAAGAATCCTTGTTTTTCAGTGTATCCAACTAGATCAGGAAAGCCAAAAGATGCCCAAGATTCAACGCGTGTCCATCTAATTCCTGGCGTATTTTTCTTAACTTTTTGCCAAAGTTTTGATTCTTCTTTCAAAGTAATTAATCAACGAGAATAACACAACGATACTTCTCAACAGCACCTATCATTTTATTCTCTACTAGCCTTATTTCTCTAATATTAAATTCTTTTTGTAGTGGACTACGACCGTCTGGTAGCACCAACATAACCTTTGCTGTTGCACCCTCTGGGCTTTTTGAAAAGTTAGTTAAGACAGTTAACAGGTTGCTAACTGTATACTGTAAGTGACCTGAATGCAGTTTTTTATCTACAAGAGCGTTGCCTATGTATTCATCAAACTTGGCCTGTAATTTATCTGCGTCATCCATACTATCTCCTTTTGCCTTGACCTCTGTATTTCTTGTGACTTCTACGTTTATGTTTATTTTTGGGACGTGAGCGTATGCTATTCCCTATTGATGTCCGTTTCTTTGGACCAGGAGTGTGCTCTTGATATGATTTAGCTTTTTTCATCGACGAGTGTGTACTCTCCCTTTATCAATACTTCATTCTCTTGATATATCTTTTTCATCTTAGCTTCCAAGTCTTCAATAGACATGTCTTCTAACTTACCTGTTCTGATTATTTTTTGCTCGATGTATAATCCTGCTGCTTTGCCTCGCGCAACTTCCGCATTTGTAGCTGCCGAGAAAGCTCCTTTTGCAAGAGCTTCTTGGCGTATACGACCGAGTTCTGTGATGTGACGTTCAAAACTAACCTCGTACTTCTTCTGTACTTCTGATCTGAGTTCACCAATGTATTTGACAACGAGCGGAAACTTATTGGGATTACGAAGTTCAGATGCCCGTACATGGCAAGAGCCTTCTGCATAGCCAGCTTCTTTAGCACATTCAGTAGGTGTTTTACGTCCTTCATTGTATACCAATAGTTCCGCAAATTTCTTTTGCTGTTCAGTTAATAGCTTGGGTAATCCCATGGATGTAAATATAAGTAATTTTACTTGTGATTACAAGTTTTTTATGAAGCGTTTTATTATGTATTTGATAAATCTTTTTATGTGACTAATTACAAATTCATTTAGGAACCATCTTACTACACGCATCACAATCAATATTGGACTAAGTGAAACATTAAACACAACAATTGCTACGTCAACTCCTACATCAACTGCATTGTCTACGGTAATATATTTATTCCGGATCTTCCGTAAGTATTTTAGCAATTTTTAATCTCCCCATGTCTTCATATACTTCTGCTTTTACTTCTTTGCATTGCATATAAATACCTTCTTGCTCTTCTCCAATGTTTCTGGTGATAAGCCTCTTTTGTTTAAGACAGTCGCTAAGACCATCAGTCGGCACCATCTCTACTGTCGAACCGTTCTGTATCATGAGTATTGCGAATACAACTTTAATGGTTTCCATTTGTTTTTGACTCCAAGTCTATTAATCGTTCTTCGTGGAATTGTATAACCATGTCGTTCTTTAATATCATGGGTATCTCTGACTCCATCTGTTCTTTTAGTTTGTCTACATTCTCGCCAAGGTACTCAACCAACATGTAGAGCTCTTGGACTTGTGGACTGACCATGCCCCCTTTGGGGACAGAATCAATAAAAGCGTTTGCAGCTTCTAAATCCTTAGACATCAATCTTAAATCTGACTCTATAGAATTAAGCCGCTCAAGGACGCCAAACCCGAACCAAGCACCAACAAGACAAGCGCCAATAATACTAAGAAGGTTACGCGCCGGCATGCTGATGGCGGTGTTTTCACTGACATCTAATCTTTTCATATCTCTTCATATTGTTTCGTAAGGGTGTCATGCATACAGTCAATACAACTGCATTTGTCACATGTGTCATCACTATTACAATGACACTTATGTCCACAGTTTTTACACGTTAACATTTCCATCTCCTTCTTGCTTGTCTAATTCTAGAATTAGGATCGTTTCTTGTTTTTGCACTTGATCTTTTTAATTGACCAGCAGATCGTGCGCAATAAGACTTACGTCTCTTTGCAGCTTTACTACCAGGTTTAACTTTACCAGTAACGGCTGTTTTTAATTTACTTCCAGGATTTGCACGTCTATAGGCTGCAACACCTTTACGTGTCATACCTGCACCTGCTTTGGTTTTGCGATAGTTCGCACCTTTACCAGTTGTGGTCTTAGGTATGTTGCCCCTGCTTATTGCCATTAAATCATCCCCTTATAATATTTTTTGTAACTAGGATTTCCAACCCTACCACCATCAGGAACAGGTAAATCTATAAAACTGCCTATGTATCCACCTTCAGCTGCTTTTTTTCTTTTTGCAAACGTAGATACATTTGTAGGTTTACCACCAACACCCTGTGCCTTTGATCTTTTTCTTGACACAGCAGAACGTCTCTGTCCCTCTGACATGCTAGCTGCTTTTGCAGCAGGAACACACTTAGGGTATTTTCTTTTGCTGCCTTTGGCTGACTTTCTTCCACATTTTTTGAAACCCCCGCCTTTTTTCTTAGATCCAATATCTACCCAGTCCTGCTTGAACCATTTATCTAGTCCATTACGGCTGGCCATTTAAGCAAACCTAGTTTTCTTTTTTCTGTTCGACATGATAGCTCCACAACCTCTTGCAACAAAACCACCTTTGTTCATTGGCTTAGGTCCTTTAAAGTCTTTTCTCTTTTTTCCAGAAGGGTCTTTGATTTTACCAGCACAGATTTTAGATGCGTATGCGTTTGCATACGCTGATGGGTACACATCAAACTTTCTTTTAGCTGCTGCTTTTCCTCTTGGACAAAGTTTAGTCACTACCTACTCCTCGCTGTTTTTGCCGCTCTTTTAAAATTTGCTGCTGTTGGTGAACCTTTAGATCCTTTTTTTCGCATCTTCTCACCAGAACCAGCTTTAATTCTACGTCTTTTTGCTGCAATGTTTGCGTATAAACCTGGGCCTGCCATTACTTAGCCCTGCCGCCGCGTTTCATGCGTTTCTTCATCATACCGCCACCCATGGCTTTAGCACGTTTCTTTTTAGCACGTTTCTTTTTAGCTACACCACCACGTTTCATTTTGTTTACACGTTCCATTAGCTTGGATAGTTTCCCTTTTTGCACTTTCGATCTGGTTTCTTTATCAGTCATAGCTGCTTTAGGTGTGCCTTTTTTTATAACACCACGTCCCATAAGAACGTCTTTCTTAGTAACTTTGCCATCACCAGATAAATCTGGAAATCTTTTTTTAGCTACACCGCCTGCTTTCATTCTTTTTTTCATCATGCCGCCGCCCATAGCTTTAGCACGTTTCTTTTTGGCTGAACCTCCACGTTTCATTCTTTTTTTCATACCCATCATAGTCTGTATCTCCTATAAGATTGTCGTTTTAAAACTGTACCCTCGTAATAATCACGAGGCCATGCCGAATAATATCCTTTTTTATTCATCATGTCACTAGCCTTTTCTAGTTTATCAAAATTTTGTATCAGTACCATCAAGAACTCATTGGCTGGCTCCCAATCACCTGTTTCTAAAAACTCTACAGGCTCATCTTCCTCATCGTCGTAGGGATGAGATGCCATCAGGTATATGTCCTGAGGCACAAATATTACATTGTAGGCATGTATTGTAGCATTCAACTCATCAACTGTAATTTCTATGTCGCTACAACCTACAATTACTATGTCTGTGCCGGGATCTTTAATAAGTTCTGTGCCTTCTACAATGCTGTCTATAAGTTTCTCATGGTCTGTTACTTCCAGGATCTTTAGTGCTTTGGTTTCTCTAGCTTTCTTTGCATATGGGCATACAGGAACATTGCCCAAGGCTTCACTTGGTTGTTCTATATAGTTTTTAGACCAATCAAGTATATCTTCAGTTATCGATTTCATTTAAATGTTTTTTAAGCATATCTAACAACCAGGGGTTGTCCCTATACACACCCATCATAAAATTACTAATAGTATTTACTACTAATTCTTCTGCATCATCCTCTTTTAGTGGGCCGTTTGCTTGGTTAAGACTAGATACATACACCACCGCATGTAAAATTTCATGCCATGTAGTATTGCAGCGCTCTTGTCCCACTAACGCATCTTGTATATAAATAACACCCTCTCTGGCCCGGTACTCACCGTAGCTGTCTGTCATGTCGTCCAATACAAAACTAGGGTTTACATACTTAATCTTTATAGTTCTATAACCAACCTTAACTTCAGTAGGCCTGCCGTTTGCTGGTACCTCATGTGCCTCTGTTAGTGTTTGTTTTTTTCTAATCATTCTATTCTCCTATATAGTAGGGATTTGACCCCCTAGTGTCAGAAATTTGACACAACTACCCCTCTCACACGGGTTAGAACGTAAAACTGCCAAAAATTGTTCTACTCTACCGCCTCTACCGTTGCAAAAACACCCTGTGGTAGACTGTTTCCTTAATAATATCATACATTTACCTCAATTACCACCGTTACCGCCTGTTCTGCAAGTTCGTACAAAATAAACATCGTTGGGTCTAATCTCCACTATAGCACAGCCTATCATGCTTCTTTCAAATCTTTCAAATATCTTGACTCACAAAAAATTTCCCAGCTTTTTAATTGATCTCCGTATTTAATTATATGTGGTGTTAGTAATTCCATCTTGTTTCTATGCACAAAACTATGACACTGCCAAGTATCCCTAAAAGATTTTGCTGTATACTCTTTTAGTACTGCTTCGTCGGTCCCCGCTACTAGTAAATATATTGTAATAACAAAGTACATTATCCGTTCTCCTTGTAGAATTGGTCGAGGCGACGTAGGAAGTCATGTTTAGCTTGCCTGTACTCCTCACCCTCTATCGTAAACTCCTGATAGTAAAGGTCCTTTGAGCACATCAAAATCACCCCTTTCTCAATTGTTGTACCGTAAACTGCATCATGAGCCATACCATACGCCGCCATCTGCAGAAAATAATCGCCAATCCATTCTCTTTGTTTTGGTTTATTTGTCTGCTTGAAATCGATGATAGCCATAGATCCGTCGTGTTGTCCAACTAAATCGACTGACCCTGCGTATAATCCTGGATAATAAAGCGTAGCCTCGTTTCCATATATCTCTGTAAGCCTGTTATCAATCCCGCGGTCCACGATCTTTTCTGCCATATGCTTGGCTGTATTACCAACATCCGTTAGATCTAGGTACCCTTCTCCTAGACAATACTTCTCCAGGTACAAATGCATAGACGTACCGCGCGCCGCTGCTTCCTGTGTAATTCGTCTGGCTTCTTCGTGACCTACTTTGTCTCGCCATCGTTGAAGAGAATCTGCTTTATCTTTTGGCTGAGTTTGGCCAAGAACCGTCGTGACCGATGGTAGGCGCTGTCCGTGAATATCATCTGTAAGAGAATAGTGTCTAAGACCTTTAATGCTAGCTCTTGTAGAAGTAGGATAGTCATACTTTTTTACGAGCTTCATACCAGATGAGCATTCTTAAAGTATATAATCCCCTCGTCAAAATCAAAATCGTGGGGGTTACCTAATAAATCTTCAGGCGACATTACCCCCATACGCGCCCAATTTGTGTGTCCGTATTTTTCTTTACACCACTTATCTACGATGTGTGCTGGTGTATCAGCTTCTACAACGTTCATGTCTACCTCGTACGGTGCTCCCGTATCTTCTGGTATCCACTCTATTTCAATTTCGTCGAACACTGCTCTAGCTCTTTCTCGTTATCACGTTCCATTTGTCTAATTTTATCTTCTTTATGCTGTTTTAAATTGAATACTCGTTCAGTGTGTTCTTTGATGTATTCGACATCAGCATCTGTTAAATGTGCTGGTCTAAATATTTCATCAAAATTGTCTTTAAATTTTTTAGATGGATAGTGTTTGCCGTCTTTTGCCATAGTTACTCCTTCATTGCATACGGATCAGTAGACAACTCACGTTGTTTTTTCTCCGGCTGCTTGCCCATAATAATTTCTTCCATGTTCTTGTGTAGATAGTTTGCCATCTGACCAATGACATTGTCTTGTGATAGTGTGTCGACTAATTCTTTCAAGGACTCACCGTGTTGCAGACACCTAGATATAAGTTTACCACTTGCGCGTAGTTCTCTGTCTAAATAAGAATCTGTTGGTTTTAGTTTAATCCAAAAAGCCATAGGCGTGAGCCCTGTCTTGTTTGCTGTATAGTCTAGAATGCCGACAACCCGTCTACCATCGATTGGTAGAGCGAAAGTTGCACTCATCATCCTGTTAGGGATTTCTTTTCTCACCGTTTTGTTTTCCTTAATCAAAGTCATTTTTGTGTTCCTCGATAAATTGGTATAAACTAATATTAGTCTCCTTCACCTGTACTATCTCGTGCCACATTGTTTCAATCGTATTCTCTAGTTTAATGATATATCTACAATTTACAATAATAACTATTACACAAATAAAAATAGTAAACCCTAGTATACAAAAACTAATGTACCCTTCGAGCGTTTTCAACCATTCTTTCATAAGCCTTCTCCACCCTTCTATCTAATAATTGTTCTAATTTACGTTCCCAGACTTTTTTAAACTCTGGATTACAACGCGTAATCACCCATTCTATATTAGATATTCTTTTTTGCATTAACATTCCTACCATCCATACTCCTGTTCCGGGTCCATTATTGGCCCTTTTCTGGTAGGGTTTCCCCTGACCATTTTACTATTGACTCACGACCACCCTCAACGTTCCTGCGCGTCTGCTCTACCGGCAGCATTACATAGCCATTGTGAGTCGTCACTGTACCGCCCAGATGCATAAATTCTTCTTCACACATAGGGCAATCTATGTCCTCATTTTGGACAACAATGTAGCCGTTGCCGTTACAGCGCGGGCATATTGTCTCAACGAGTTTTACCATTTTTCTTTTTTAATTCTTTCTCTAACAAAAAGTCTATGACCTTTTGTATACTAACAGGAACTTCAAATCGATTTTCTGCTAATGATTTCAGTTGGTTGTGTGTAGTCACAGAGACTGACACTGATTTAAAACTGCTTGTATCTGGCATGTTTCTTTCTCCTTATTGTATTAATCTATGGGATTATATAGTGTAAATATAATATTTGACAAGAGTTTATTTTAATTTATTTTAGTAACTATCTTCTCACCTTCATATGTCGGGTGTTTTTCATAGGCATCCGACATTCTACACATATAAAACCTTAACATCTAAATTCTTTGCTGACTTGTTTTTGACCCTGTTTATCAACCTCATTTTACCTTTCATCATACGATAACTTTTTTTCTTGACATCATACAAATCCACGGTCCCCGTCGCACTGTTCACGACAACCAGGTCCGCTGGACCCTTACCACCTAAATCATAATAGACGTGCGTATTTGGCTTTCCTAGGAAGTCTATGGCCGCTAACAGCTCAGCACGAATACCTTTTTGTTGTTTACTTGTTTCCATTCATACAACTATCCTGTACGTCTCGTCGAGTTTTTTAAATACAACCTTACCATTTACTTTTTGTTCAAACTTGTGATGGCATGTCAAGCATTCATACACACGTCGTTCGCCTTTTGGTATACGAATAAACGGCACGTAGTTATCGCAATTATCACAAATGCCCAGCGTTATCTCTGCTGGTGATTCTTCAGTGTATGTCACCCCAACAACTCCCTTCTTCATAATCTACTTTGTTTGGAACTTGCAGTTCCACAGCTTCTTCCATAATTCTAATGATCTTATCTGCATCCTCAAGTGATGCAATGGATATATCAAGTTCGTCATGAATTTGTACATGGGGTATAACTCCTTCTCGGTATAAGGCCAGCATAGCCATCTTTGTCATGTCTGCCGCTGATCCTTGTATTAGTTTGTTTAATGCTTTGTATGTGAATGCTCTCTTAATCCCCGGTCCGTGCTCCCTTAACGCATCAGCGTGGGGCAATGGTTTCTTGATACCGAACCCGTGTGGTTCCCATAGATCAAAATGACATAGGCGACCACCGATCGTGCGTATCTTACCGCTGTCATCTGCGCGTCTTGCGACCGCATCTGACAACATACGTACAAACGGTGCTTTCTGATTGTAAGTCTTGATTAGTTTCTCAGCAGCTTCTTTGAGAAGTCCTAATTCAGCCATCAGCTTGTTCTTGCCCATGCCATACATTAATCCTAAGTTAATAGTTTTTGCTTGTTTACGTTCGATGCCGGCCATGTCCGCGATCATCTGATGAAAGTCAGCGTCACCTGAATTGTAGCCGTCAACAATAGTTTGTGTTCCTTCTAGCTTTAACAGAGATGCAAAGTGCACAACAATACGTGGTTCTTGCTGACTGTAGTCAAAGCAACCCCACTTGTGGCCCTCTTCTGGTATAAATAGTGACCGAATCAACGGTCCGAGTTCCTTGTGTCGTGCCGGTATTTGCTGCAGGTTCGGGTTAGAATAACTAAATCGTCCTGTCACTGTACCGCCGTCATCACTACGAATTTGATTGATATCTGAGTGTATACGTCCTTTGTAGTTATGTTTTAATATCGTATCAATAAACGTAGTGTTGGCTTTGTTAATCTCTCGAGCTTGATTAATTAGTTTTGGTAACTCAGCAGGGTGAGTCGCCAGGAAATTTTTTGTAAATGATGGCGCACCTTTTTCTGTGCGATCGTACGGTAGCTTGACTATGTCAAATGCTTTTGCAATAGAAGCTGCGGCCCATATCTCGACCTCAAATCCTGCTAGCTTTTGTATGTCACGATGTATTTCTTTTTCTGCATCGATCAGTTGTGCCTTTGTAGCTTCTGCTTTTGCAACATCAACGCGTACACCTTTAAACTTCATGTCAACCAGACATGGAAACAAATTAGTTTCTAAATTAAATACGTCCCATAAATCTTGTTTAGATATTTCATGTTGTAGTGCATGCCATAACTTTAACGTTACAACTGCATCTTGTTCTGCATACTCACCAACCAATGGCGCCGGTAGTCTCCACATTTCTGACTTGGGATCAATACCCCATTCTTTTGCTGCCTCTTGTAATATCTTTTCATTCTTACCCATGCCTACATATTCTTTACCAAGTGCATTCAATGCATAGCCCCATCTGTTTTCATTTATTAATGATGCTGCAATCAATGTGTCAATGATACCACCACGGATTTGAAAACCCATAGAACGTATCCAGGATACATCGTACATTGCATTGTGAAATATTTTTGTAGCGTCGGTGTGTAAAACTTCTTCGAACCAATCCAATACTAATGCGCGGTCCATGTTCCCACCACCTTCGTGATTGATTGGGAAGTAACCTGACCATCCTTCTACTGCAACAGCAATGCCAATAACTTCACCATCACCACGTACACTGCCAGAGCCTAACGTTAATAAATTTGGATCTCTTGTTTCTAAGTCTATTGCAATTTCTTTGCGGTCAGATAAATCTGGTAAGTTTGTCGGTGGAACCCATTCTGTTTCGGGTTTAAACATAGGCATTTGTAGCGGCTTATTCATAATCTCTTTCTATTATCATCTCTATGTAGTGTATCGCCTTCTCTAGATCTTGCTTACCGCTACCCTTGTGCGGGTGTCTCATAATATACTTTATAGCATTTCCCTCAGCAAATAACAAATTGTTTTTATTGATGAATTCCGCGGGTTGTATCTTGTATCGGTTGTAATGACTACCGCCAATTTGTTTTTTTAAAGACTTCATAGCACGTATGCCCTCTCATAATTTCTTGGTTCTAGTATATGCAAATTTTCTTTTGCTCTTGTCACTGCTACATAAAATAACCTATGTAGTTCGTCTGGTTCCCGATCATTCTGATCAACACTAGACTTAGTAATATCAGGAAGTAATAATACATTGTCCGCTTCACCTCCCTTCGCTCCGTGTATAGTTGACATTGTAATTCGTGGTGTTTGTGAAATCTTTTCTCTGTTTGCTAACATGTTTCGTATGTAGTTCTCTGTGTTTGTATCTATCTTTGTAAATGCTTCATACCAAACTTTATCAGTTAACAATCCGTGATCCGCGGTACAGTCTTCTCGAGTATATGACAAATCATTGTTCATCGTTTTACCGGTGCGATAACCGCGCGTAATGTTTTCACCTAGATAAGAATAAATATTTTTTATTTGTATAACATTTAACATACCACCCTTTGACCATTCTTGCCAATGCTGTATGGCCATTAATAAATCTAACGGTATAGAGTTGCGTCCTCTGTGAGAAAAATACCATCCCTGCAGCTCACATAAATCTTTTACGTCGTCTAAAAAATAATGTGCAGATGCCAACACTAGCCATTCGCCTTTGCTCATGTCAACCTGTGTAATGTCTGAATACCTGTTCAATTTACCAACAGCTTCACGTGGCTTGTATGTTTTGTCAAAACGATTGTTTACACGTTCTATTATACTTTGTGACAGTTCGTGTATTGGGCCACCAGGAATACGGTAGGATTGTTTTAGTGTGTCGATCTGATCTACTTCTTCTTTAAGAGCGATAAAAGAATCAACATCAGCACCAGCCCATTTAAATATAGCTTGATCATCGTCCCCTGCAATGTAGGTCTTGTCAGCTTTCGACCAAAGAGACCTGACCATTCGCCACTGCAAAGGTGAGAGGTCCTGTGCCTCGTCAATAAATAATACGTCAAAAGATGGTGATACATCTTGTTCAACAAATCTTTGTAACATGTCAGCATAATCTATCATTCCTTTCTCTTGCTTATACCGCTTTAGTTCTCGGTCTAATAAATACAATGTATCGCGTTCAATATCAAGATAGTGGTTGTTATCGTCGTACAAATCCATAACATCGCGCTCTGTAACTCTAGCCTTGTTTATCAATGATAGGTATTCGTTGTCAGATGTAAATGTACCATCAGAATCAGAGTTGTTTGCATGTTGTAATCTTATGCTGATACCAACCTTAGATCCAAAGTCTTTGTAGTCACGTGTCTGCATAACCTGCTCACGTTTTACACCTAGTGTTCTAAATGCCAGCGAGTGTAGTGTCCTGAAGAAAGGCAGATCATCTTGTGCATCAAGATTAAACTTCTCTGCAGCTCTGCCTGATGCTTCTTCTGCAGCTTTACGTGTAAAAGAAAAGTATCCTATTCTTTTAGAATCAACACCTGCTTTTAAAAACTGATCTACTAAATCTAATAGTGTAGTTGTTTTACCTGTACCTGGTGGTCCTAAAATAATTGTTTTCATTAGAACGGACTCTCTTGATATGTAACATGAGACACATCTGGTTTGTATGTCTTCATCGCTTTGATCTTAACGACTCTTGGTGTTTGATTTTTTAAAGTCATTCTAACTTCTTCTTCAAATATTTTTAGTTGTTTAATTAAATTACCTGTTTTTATTTTATCTAGTTCCCAGTTATTTCTTTTTGCAAAACTATAAAAGTCTTCCATTCTAAAGTATGTGTAGCCCTCGTCAGTCCATGCAGCTTTATTAAGTATATCGTCTTTCGTACGCGCTATCGCTCTGTGCACTGTAAAGTCATATAATAAATTTTCTATTTGGTTTTGTGGACTCAATGACTCAAGAGGTTCTATCTCTTGTAGATTACCCATCAAAGGTTTTACATATACCTCTCTCCAATCTTTTGCTTTAGGTATTGGTGATACAATATTTGCTTGATCTAATACTGCTATCGCAAACAAATTAGGATTGTGTAGCTGTTCTGTTTTTAATTCTACTCTCTTGCTGTCTACATCTAAAAACCATTGTGGTGGATTAGAATTAATTTTTGACAGTGTACCAAACTCCGGCATCTGCTCTTCTTCAAAACCTACACCAAACTTTTTTGTTCTACATTTTGCAGCATTGCATACACCACATATCGGTTGGTCTTTACATCTGTATTTATCATAGCCACGTTTACCAATAGAATTCATCAATTGTTTTACTTCTTGAAAGCTCAATGGTGGGTCCATATACTTTTGATTAGACGACATCACATCGTTCTCCCATGTGTCTGGGTTAGCTTGCTTGTGATACACAGCTACATTAAATAATGCATTGTTTCGTGATCCTTCACCAAAACCTTCGTCCGCTAATTTATTTAAGCAAGGTGGTCCATCTTTAAACGCTTCGTTAGTTTCAATTTTTTTTACAGCAACTATCGCTTCTATCTGTTCTCGTGTCTGTACCCATTCATCATATATAGAATAGAATGATTCTAAACTAGCCGCGTTTCCCTCTGCGTCAAAAGTATAACGCAATCCCCTAATGCCACCGTGGTATGGTAAGTTTAAAAAGTTTCCTGTATCACCGCGTTCAACTAATATTTCAGTTTGTTTTGGAAATATCTCACTGCCTGCATAACCTAAAGCTTCTGACATCATCTTTAGTTTTGACTGCATTAATGCAGCAGGTATGTAATCTGTTGCAAATAAAAATAAATGTGCACCACCAGATTTTGACCTAAAAGTTATTAATGGGAATTTATGGGACTTGATGGAAGCCATTATTTTTTTGTGATCTAGGCCTTTGTACTCGTCAACGTCTATACAGCCCCAACGACACTCATTATTTTCGTTTATAGGTATTACACCTAACGCAGGTTCTTTACCATCAAGATGGTCTTGCCAAAAGTCTTCTGGTATTGGTTCACGTTTTATAAATGCTTTTCCTATGGCCTTGCCTTTGTCTGTAGTTTCACCAGATAAAACTAACTGACCATACGCACTTTTGTTGCCCTCAAATATTTCTCTAAACTTCATTTCTTCTTTCTCTTTTTGTTTGCTGTATTGTAATAACCATTACTGCATGGTGCTGAACAATATTGTTTTCGTCTTTGCGAAGGGTGGTGTATTTTAAATGTATTACCGCATTTTACACATGTCTTTTCTTCATCAATCATATATAATCCTTTCTCGTAGCCCCCAGTACGGGGGAGTAAACTAGGGGCTACACCATGGTTAAAACGGTACGTCTTCTTTTGATTCCGTACTGTCATTACCATGTTTTGCTTTCACGTCTCCCGTAGAAACACTATCAGCAAAACTTTTTGCGGACTCGTACATCGCTTTGTCTTGTACAGGTCCAACCTTTTCAACACTCCAACCAAACCAAGTTCCCTTGTCATTTGATTGCTCTACTGTTTTAAGGTTATACACGTGACTGTAAGCCGCCGGTGTAAACAAACCATTTTTACCTTTTAGTTTGATACTAGCCATCATCGCATTCCAATTACGACTCACTTTAAGTTGCGTTGACTTCATAGAAATCAATGCTGTTTGCATATCTTCAGTCAATACAAAGTATGACGCTGTGTTTTCAAGATAGTTACCATTGTCTAGTCTATCTTTATAACTTGCATCACGCTTAGCTTGCTTGATGATACCACTGTTAGCCGCATGAATTGCAACAGGAGCACTTGTGCCCTGTCCTCTATCCGACCACTCAACATACTCACGTTTATAATAACATGGGATTATGTTGATACCTTTCTCACCATCATATGTCTGCTTCGTCACGGTATTGAATATCATACCTGGCTCTGCGCCTTCTACATACTTGGCATCCCGTTTGTTTGTCTCGGGTGACAGTTGTCCTAACACTCGTAAGAACGGTAACGCAAAATCTTCCGCTCCCATTTCTCCTATTGCAGTGTTAGCATCTTGTTCGAACATGCTTGTAAGAGCTACGTCCGTCTTCTTTTTTTCTACTACTTGGTTCATGGTTCTTTTCTCCTTTTTCATGATTTCCGGCTAATTTTAGTTTGATCTTTCACAAAGGTGTGAAAAAACTCCGAGGGCATATCGAGGCCGGCCTCAATACGCTCCCGGTAAAGCGCCTTCAAAGTCATAGGTTCTACCTTTTGTTTTTGGGTAGGCTCATAACCTTGTTCGGCGGCAAGGTAAAGCATCTGCTCCGCCTTGTTATCTTCGCCCTTCCCGAACTGTACAGCAATCTCATTTTTAATAAGATCACCTAGTCCGTTCTCACGAAGCCATGTATACGCTGATTCGACCGAGTCTTTTTTTACAGTGCAACTGTAGGATTTTCTAACCTCTACACCGCTACCGTCAGCGAGTTTCAAAGATGATAGCCCTTGCTCTGCTAGCAAGTTAGGTATCACCTCCGAAGAAATCTTGTCTGCCTGTTCTTTTTTGTATTTAATTTTTTCTTCTAGCTCAGCTATTTCATTTTCAAATGCCTGTAATTCTTTGCAAGAATCAGCTAGTGTTTGAATGTCTGTTCTTTCAATCAAATTTTGTTGATCGTCTTCTAAATCGTCTAATGTAAGTGTGCTCACTCCATTTCTCCTTTCTGGTATATATCTATCCGTAGGGGATAATATGTTTGTTCTCTTTTGTCCCACTTCAATAAATTAAATTCTCCATTTGTATTGTCACTGACAATAGCTGTAGACAATCCAATCACTGCAGGATCACCTGTACATAAAATGTAATCGTTTGGTGTAAAATCTTTTAAATTCTTTTTCATTTTAAAAATGAAAGGTCCAGAACTAAAAATCATTTGCGAGTTTTCCGGTAAACAAATCACTAAGTTACCAAACTCTGTCGCCCCAAGAATATTCATATTCCTAGGTGGGTGTTGTAGTACGTAAACTAAAGGATCGTTAGGTTGAGCTTCTTTATAATCTAAAAAATCTACTAAACTTCTACGATCGTATAGTTCAAATATCTTGTTCCTTTGTTTTGTCATTATCACTTTCTTCTTTCTGTGTAGCTGCGTTCAGTTTGTCTGTCAACTGCGCAACTTGTAATTCTAAATTAATTATATCATTGTTACGTTTTTGCAACATACCTAATAAAGAATTTATTGTTTTTTGTTCATCCATAACTTTCTCCGTTTTGTCGTTGACTTTGAATATAAGTATGATTATATAAATGTCAAGAAAGAATATATGATAAAACATTATAAGTTTAAAACTAAGCCTTACGAGCATCAACTCAAGGCATTAGAAAAGTCGTGGGCCCAAAAAACCTACGCTTTATTTATGGAAATGGGTACAGGTAAATCCAAGGTCCTCGTTGATAATATAGCTATGCTGTATGACAGAGGAGCGATCCGCGGTGCGTTAGTTGTGGCACCTAAAGGCGTGTACAAAAACTGGCACGACATAGAGTTTCCTGTACACCTACCAGATCATGTAGATCATACAAAAGTATTATGGGAACCAACACAAACAAAGAAAAAACAGGCTGAGTTAGATACATTATTTGATGACAAAGGTGATCTTAAGATATTGATAATGAACATAGAAGCATTTTCTACGTCAAAAGGTCTGGACTTTGCTCACCGTTTCCTTAACATATTCCTTGGGAAAGCTTTAATAGGAATTGACGAATCAACGACAATCAAGAATCCGATAGCCAAACGCACAAAAAATATATTAACAATAGGGAATCTAGCGTCGTATCGTAGAATATTAACAGGCTCCCCTGTAACCAAATCACCTCTTGATTTATATAGTCAATGTGAATTCCTGGACCCTTATCATTTAGGTCACGAATCTTATTATTCATTCCGTGCACGTTATGCAAACATGATGAAAAGAAACTTTGGCGGACGTCAAGTACAGCTTGTTACAAGCTACAGAAGATTAGATGAGCTTGCTGACAAACTAGAAAAGTTTTCTTATCGCGTGTTAAAAGAAGATTGTTTAGATCTACCACCCAAAGTATTTACAACACGCACTGTAGAAATGACACCTGAGCAACAAGAAAAATACTACACTATGAAGAGAGCTGCGATTGCAGAACATGACGGTAAGATTATGAGCTCAGCAACAGCACTAACAACATTATTAAGACTGCATCAGATTACATGTGGCACATTTAAAGCTGACGACGACACAATTATACATCTTAAAAATAACAGACTCACAGCTTTGATGGATTGTCTAGAAGAAACTGAAGGCAAGGTCATAATATGGGCAACTTACCGTGAAGACATAAAAAAAATAGTCGATTCTTTAAAAAAAGCTTACGGAGAAGCCTCTACAGTCGAATATCACGGTGGGGTGGATGCTACCCTTCGCCAGGACCACATTGCTCAGTTTCAGCAAGTTAAGGGCCCTACACGCTATTTCGTCGGAAACCCCTCTACTGGAGGGTACGGAATTACCTTGACTGCTGCTAACACAGTTATCTACTATTCCAACAGCTATGATTTAGAAAAAAGATTACAATCAGAGGATCGTGCGCATCGTATCGGCCAAACTGGCAGCGTTACTTATGTGGATTTAGTGTCGGAAAAGACTATAGATGAGCGTATAATTAAAGCACTTAAAGATAAGGTTAACATTGCAAATGAAATCATGGGAGAAGATATTAAAGATTGGATCTAAAGAATTATCGGTTCGTACGCTGTTCTACCTTCTATCTTCTTTGCTTGTAGTATTTGCTTGCGCCCTGTTCCTGGTTCTCTTTTCGCTGAGCAATGAACCCATCCTGAATTTGGATCAACACCATCATAGAACTCTAGTATTAACTGATCAAATTCACAATTTTTTGTAATCCACGTTGCAAGTTCCTTGTTGTCAACTCCATTTATCTCAAAGTCTGCTGCCTCACCCTTGGCATGTTGTGACTTAGACGAAGAGCCGATAGCCTCGCACAACGCTGGGCTTCTATAGCCTGAAGATATCATAACCGGTTTACCAAAATGCTCACGCACTGGTTGTAGGATGGCCTCCGCTAGGTGAATAAGATTGTTAATCTCCGCGGTCCCCGGTTCATTGTTAATATTTTTACGTACCGCTGTTTGAGATTTAGTTAGCTCTGCTAGTGTAAAGTTATTCGATAAGTTCATGACATCATCCCTAATAATGTTTCTATAAAAATTAATCCTACAGCCCCCACTGTAGATAAAACAACCCAATAGATCGTATCTATTTTACCACCCAATTTTTCTACGTCTTCGTGTACGTGTGTAATTTTGTCGTCAAGATGTTTGAGGTGATTTGTTTTTATTAATTCTATTTCACGCTCTACGCCTTTGACATGACCATACAGAGATATAATGTGTTCTCTTTCATCCTCTGGTGTTATGCCTTTTACTGTGTCCATATTAACTTCCAAATATTGGGTCAGTGGAGCCAAACACTTGTTGCCCCCGAACTGCTGTTTGATTTAAATTAGTTCCTATTGTAGGGGATGTCAAACCTAAATCCTGTAGTGGTTGCGTTGGAAGTCCTGAGAAAGGTTCTGACACTTTAGTTCCTAAAGATGTTCTATAAGGGTTTTCTATAATTGGTAAATCACCAAGCAAGCTAACTCTGTTAAATCTTCTTACTAAATTTCTTATAAAATCACGAGCCCTCCTGTAGTTATCAGGTTCACCTATTGCTCTGGCATTATCTCTGAATGCCTGTTCAATATTTTCTGATGGCACAAAAGGTTTAAATTGACCTGCTCTAATTGCTCGTAGTTGTGTGTTGGACACACGGTCTGCAAACGTTCTGTTTAATTTTTCAGTGCTAGCTCCTAGTGTTCTTGCTGCATAGTAATCATCAAACATTCTTTTTTGTACTCTGTGCATAGCTTGGTTTGCTACCAGGTATTGGTCTACAATTTGTTCTGATGTAACAGGTCCACCTTTTAATAGTGGTCCTGTAAACTCACGACGTGCATCATTTAATCCTGTTCTAAAATCTGCAATCTTAAATTTCATAGCTGCAACAGGATCAACTTGCACTGCTCTAAAACCAGCAATACCTAATGCCTCATCTAAAAACTCGTACGTTCTACCATACTCATCAACTTCTTCTGTTACTGCTTGCTTCATTCTAATAACCGCGGGCAACGATCCAGGCACAACTGTTGCACCTAAATGTTTTATCGACTCCATAAACTTGTCACCCATTGGTGTTTCATCTGTCCATAGTCTACGACCAGATTGTGTTCTACCGTTTCTACCTAAGATAGGTGAGATGTCTGCAATAGCAGATGTCCAAATTGATTCACTAACAAACGGCGATGCAGTTTCTTTTGTTGCATCAATCATAGATATAAGTAATTCTTTTTTAATATCGTCTTCTGCAATACCTTTTTGCAAACCATTAAACATTGTTGTCCATGGTCTAATCATTGCGTCGTACGCGTTAGCATGAGAGAAGTCTATGTATTTTAGTTTACCGTCATCACCTCGCACCGGTACAAGTGTAGAGTTCTTAGACCACTCAGGTACGAAACGTCTAAGCGCCTGCATCTCATCTTCTGTTACATTGTATAACGCTTTCATCCCCTCTACAGTTGCATAAGGCACACCTACAACAGTTGTACCAAAACCAAGAGCTCGTTTCATAGCTATTGATCTAAACGGATATACTGTACGTCCATCATCAAGCACATGTGGTGTATTAAATTCTTTCATAATACGACCCATAATATTAAAACTAGTTCTGTATATTTCTGCAGGGAATGATACGAAGTTACCAAACGGTAATTGTCTTAAACTTTTAACAAAGCTACTAACCATATCATAGTTAGGTATATTGTTACGAACAATCTCAGCAGCTTCATTGTCTAATAAATCGTCTGTATATTTCATGCCGTATTTATCGTACACTTTTTTAAGACGACCACGCTCCATAGCAAACGATGATATCTTCCAGAAATCATCTTCTGCTGTATACATATCTTCTGTCCATTTTTTAAGTTTAGACAGTTTACGCATTTGATCTCTTAATTGTTGTGTGCCGGTAAACGACTCACCAAAGTTTACGTCGTTCAATAATTTCTGTAAGTCCCCTAATTTAACACCACTGTTCACAACACCTAGTCTTAACAGCTCACGGTATCTGTCGTTTGCCTGACGTGTGCCAGGTATATTTGTTTGCAACATACCAAATGCTTCTTTAAATGCTGTAGCACTATCATCAACACTAACCGTTAATCCTGGTATTAAACCATTTGCTGTAGCAAATGCACCTGCAGATATAAAGTTACGTGCATGTGTGATAGGGCTTAAAATTGTTTTTGCCATTTGTGATGTTGCTTTTGGATACAATATAAAATTATCATACAGTTGTTTTAATGTGCCATTGTCTCTTGCCAACATACCAGCTTCTTCAATAGCATCAGCTACACCTTTCTCTGCATATAAATCATGTAATGGGTTTGTAATACCTGCTTCAATAGAACGAGTATCGTCGATTTTAATCTGTCTTACGTTTTTACCTAACTCATTCATCGCTTCTAGTTCTGTTTCTCTAAAAAAACCACGAAGCTCAGGCGGTAAAACTTTCCCTGCATTTTCAGGGTCTTCTAAAAATGCTTTTCTTGCGGCTGCAATAGATGCGTTTTCATTTTTTAATGTTTGAAAAAACTCGTTACGTCTTGATACCAAAGATAATTTGTTTGTACCTGTTAAGATAGTTTGCATAGGATCTTCTATCTTACCTAGCACTTCATCAAACACAGGTTTAATGGAGTCTTCTATTGCATCTAGAGGCACAGTTTTACTACCTACACCAACTTTTTCTATATCAGCTATTGTAGAACTGTTAACAAAAAAATCAGGTACATTAAAATAAACTCCAGCTGTTTTGTCTTCTCGTGTTGCAATTGATGCTGGTGCTCGTGCAGATTTCACCACCTGGTCTACATAATATTCTGCTTCTTCTCTTGTAATTGGCGTGCCCTTTGCTTCTGCTGCTTCTCTAAATACCTTAACAGTTTTTTCTATGGCTTCTTCTGACGGCCTGTAATTAAATAAAGGTATAAGTGATTTGTTTCTAAACACATCGTATGTTGCACCAAGATAACTTTTAAATTTTTCACCAAACAAAGTAGAAAATTCACCAAATGCAGCGTCATCCATGGTACCACCAAGACGTGTAAACATATGGCCCCACCCGCCACGTATGTCACCGAACGCATCAAGCACTCCTTGTATGTCTTCTGATGAGCCACCTTTGGCTTTCATCATAGATGTTATCTCTTCTACTTTTTTTGCATTCATTTCACCAAATCTAACTTGTTTTGTTGCATCATCAAAACTTACACCACCTGACAGCAATGTGTCGTTTAACTTTGCCATAAATTCACGACGACCTTTGTTACCTTCTTTATTAAAAATATTTTTTGTGTATGGAAATATTTTATCAATGTGTTTATCTAAACTACGTGACACCTGAGAGGCATAATTTATATCCCCGGCCCGCGCTCCAATATTCTTTCTTTGTAAATCAAAGAACTCTTGCGGTGTCATACCACGTGGTCTGAACGCACCAAGAAACTTGTCGATTGCATCGTTGTTGGATTCTAATTCGTTACGTCTTCTAACCATTGACTTGATCGCGGAACCTGATCCACCGACAACACCCATTAATAGTGATGTGTCAACACCGAACTTTAAACGATTGATAACTTCACGCGCTGCGCTGTTCTCATCATTTTCTAATAGTTGTGTTGGTCCACCAAACAAATCACCAATTGTACCCACGTGTTCTGGATCACCTACAAAGATTGCATCAGCTACACCGGCAGCTCCCGCTGCACCAAGTGTTGCAAACAATCTACCTTTTGCATTTAGTGATGTCTTAAATTTTTTCTGTAGTCTAGGGTCTGTTAGTTTGAAATAGTTACCATTCTTTTTTGCTAGCAATGCTTTTGTTGTAAGCTCAGCACCTTTTTTAGCAGCAATACCACCAGGCACACCAAGGTTAACCATAATTTTAGTTAAGTTACCCATGAATGTTGCTTCTGCTTTTTCGTCTAGACCAGTTAAGTCATCAAAATATTGTTCTACTTTTGCTGCGTTGCTTGTACCAAAACCTAAATCTAATAGTGCAGCACCTAGTGTGAATGCACCTTTTGGTATGTCAATTAAACCTGAACCTACACCTGCAAGCATAGACTCTAGTGTGCCAACTTTATTTTTTGTTAATGACTCTAGTGATCTTTTTCTTTTGTCTGACAATCCACCAGCTGCAAGCTTGACACGTCCGCCTTCATTCATACCTACGCGACCACCTTGTCCGTATACTGCTTTGTCTCCATACAACTCTTTAACAGTAAACTCGATAGCATCTTTTAGTTCCATGCCATGGTTCTCCATGTTGTCTTTTATCATCTCATCAAAAGTCATACCACCTTCGTCCATGCCAACTCGGCCACCTTGTTTGAAAAAAGGAGTTAAGTTTTTTGATTTAATTAAATTACGAAATTGATCATCACCTCTTATTGGATTTTTTAAATAATTACTTTTAATCTGAGCAGCTTCAGGAAGCCAATCATTTTTAGTAAAATCATAAAACATAGGGTAACCATCTTCTGCATCTAATCGTCTAGCTTCGACAAACTCATCTACTTTTTTTTGTATTTTTGCGTTTAACAAATTTAATTTTTCAGACTGACCTGTGGCTTCTAACTGTCTAGCTTCTTCTGCCATAGTTTTAAAACTATCTTTTGTATTACCTTCAAACAATACAGACTTATCTCTGTTAGCTTGTTTTCTAACAAATTGAATATTTCTAATGTTCATTGCTTTTTCTGCTACTTCTGGGGAGGTTATATTGCCACTTCTTTTGTAAACATCCATAATTGAATCAATATGTTCAAACTCTAAAGCATTAGGATCATCGTCTGCGAAACCCATTGCTTTATTAAAAGCTCTTTTTCTATCGTCAAGTCTTCCATAGTACTCTCTAGCACTTATTAAACCTTTTTCTTGAACAGCTTTTGGTCTATGTTTTGATATAGGAAAGACAACAAATTCTTTATTATCTTTAAAAAACAAATTTTCTAAATCAGTTCTAACTTTTGCAGCAAAAGATTTTTTACCTTTCAATGCTGATTCATAATCAGATATACTTTTCCATTTCTTTTTTAGATCATCTATAGCTCCTTTAAGACCTGATCTATCTGGTCTAATTCCAACTTGTTTTAAAAAATAATCTTGACTTTCTTCATAACTTCTTTGTTTATTACCAAATCCTTTATATCTTGTTGATCTTATTTTTTTAAAATTAAGTTTAATAAAGTTATTTACTTCTTTATTATCAGGCAAGATAAAACTAATTTTGCCTTTCGATTGATCAATATCCATAATACCACGCCAAGTTTCAGGTTTATCAGGATTAAATTTTTTTGCAGCTTTGTTTACAGAATTTTGTAATAGTGCTCTTCTAGCTTTAACTTGGTCATAAGGAGAATAGTTTTCTGTAAAAATTTTATTATTTGTATATTTAATTTTACCGGAATTTATAGCTCTGTTGACAGCAACTCTACGTAAACGTAAAGTTTTTTCCATAGAGCTAACAGCGCTTCTAGATTTATTTAATTTAGTAGCTATGGTTTCTTGATCAATATTTTTATTTGATAGTTTTATATATTTTAAAATATCGTTGTTATTAAAACCAAACCGCGAAGGTTGTTCAGCTTTTGGTAAATGTTTAAATATTTTTAATAGTGCTGTCATATCGCCCCCTAACTCGCGGCGAATTCTTTTGCCGTCTGCGGTTCGTTAGTGTACTCAACACTACCTTCACTGTTTACTGCTACAAGCAACGTGCCTTGAGGGTTCAATCCTTTAGGGTCTGCGTACACACCTGCTCTGCTTAATAATTTATCAGCATCTATTTCGCCATCATCGTCTTCAGGTACTAACTGTCTGACACCAGCACGTTGTGCTAGTTTATATAGCTCAGCTTGTTCTGCTGTAGTAAAGTCACCTGTTGCCAGTAACTCATTTGCTAATGCTCTATCTTCTGCAGCTATTTGCATGTCTTCACTAAGAACTAAATTTGCTGCCGCTGCTCTATTCGCACGTTCTTCTGCTGTCTCTCCTTTTCTTACTGCTGACAATGGTTCGTTAAATGCTTGAGCTGCTGCGCCATAGTCTCCAGATTGCATCAACTCTGATCCACCAGCAACTAATGCGTCGCCTAATCCTTCAGCTGCAAAAAATTTACCTAACATTGTATCAGGTTCCTCTTCTTCACCTGATAAATACGACACGTATTTTTGTATACGTTCTTCCATGGCGTCATCAAAAACTTGGTCCGCTGCTTCACCAAAAGAGTCTGGATCAACACCAATATTTTCTCCAGAGCCTTTAGGTAAATTTGTTCCGGAAGGGTCTCTTGATAAATAATCACTAAGATCACCATAAACAGGACCTTCTGCGTCAGGGTCTGTACCTAAATAATTTAGTACTTCATATCCATAACCAGGACCAGAAAAATCTAATGCTGTTTGACTTAAATTTGAAAGATTTCTAAGAAGTCTTTCAGTACCACTTCCTTTTGCTTCTGATCTAGGGTCTGCATAACCACCACGTTCTCCAAATAAAGCATGAGCTGCACCAGGTATTCCAGCTATTAAAGCACCTGTTGTTGCTACGTCCGCACCTCTAAGAGCTCTTCCACCAAATCTAACATATGGGTTGGTAGAAATTTTACTAGGATCACCCATTGTATATCTAATAGGGTTTCTTAGTTTGTCGTATGTTCTTCTAAGTATATCAGGTCTGGCTGTGTCTATGTATTTATCAATTTCACGACCTGAAGGTTTTGGTCCTTTGCTTCCAAAAATATACTCTTTAAGTTTCTTTGCAAGCTTAGGTCCTAGTTTGGTAACGATGTCTCCTTTTCCATATCCTTGTCTAACAGAACCACCTTGATTGTAAGATAGTCCAGATGTAATACCAACACCGTGCGTGTTGACATCGCCACCCATCTTAAACATTTTTCTTCTTAGTGCTACGTGGCCACCGTCTTGATAAGGTAAGTGTTGTTTTAAAAATTTCATACTGTCTACTTGACCACCCATGTTCATACCTGGCATCATTTGTTGTTGCATCATTTGCATATATTTTTGTTGTTCGTCTTGTTGATTTTGATATGCCATTTGATTAGCAAGATTATTTTCTTTCATAACTTTATTATCTTCTGCATCAGCCTGCATCATACCAATAACACCTGTATCTGGTAATTTAACTTTACCTGATGCTAGTGCCGCTGCCGGACTAAACGCTGCAAACTTATCTAAACTTCCTGATTTTGATGATCCCATTATGCTCCTGCTTGCCCCCATCCAAATATACCACCTAGGTTTTGTAAGATACCTGTACCTGCTCCAATCGCTCCTATTGTTGATTGCATGCCTGTTGGTCCTGGTGCTGTTGTTGATCCTATTGTTGTACCGCCTGGGTATCCACCCATCAGTGCTGCAAGCTGCGATCCTACAAATCCCATTTGTTCGTATGGTGCATACTGCGCAAGTTTATTTCTTTGTGCAATCGCATCTAATCCAGCTTGTTGATATTTCTGTTGTTGGTCACCGAAGCTACTTAAGATACCAAACTGTTGAGCTTGGAATTGTGGTATAGCTTGTGCCATTTGCATGTTTGCTTGTAACGCTTGTTGATATGGTGACATTTGTGATTGTGCTAATTGTTGTTGTCCTTGAGCTTGTTGCATTAAGTTACCAATATCAGCTTGTGCTATTCCTAATGCTTGTTGTCCTAGTCCTGATTGTATACCTGCAGCCGTTCCATAAAGTTGTTGATTCTGTGCTGCTTGTTGCATAGCTTGAGAACCCATGCCCATTTGTTGTTGGTAAGCTTGGTTTGCTAATGCTTGTGCTTGACCAAAACCTGACTGTCTTAGTTGTGCTAATTGACTAGCCATACCTCTTATACCTTGACCTGCAAGTTCTCCTTGTGCTACCGCCGCACGACTACCGCCAAATGCTGATCCTGCCCCTGCTCCAAACTTTGCTTGTTGTGATGCTAGTTGCTGTTGGAAGTCAGCCATAGTCGAGTCAATAACTTCTTGCTGATACGGTGACATAAATTGTTTGTAAGCTCCAGCTCCAGTAAATCCTTGGGCTGCTTGCAAGTATGGATCACCCGCGCCTTGGCCAGCAGCTGCTGCAGCTTGTGCAGCGTCTGCTGCAGTGCTAGCCTTAGTCATAAATGGTGAAGCCGCTTTACTTGCGTACAATCCTTGCGTCAATGCCTGTGATTGATCTAACGCACCTTGTGCTTGTCTAAGTGCGCCTGCTCCAGCACCTTGAATTTGTCCTGCAGCTTGTCCTGCTGCATCTAAAAATGGTTGATAAGCCCCGATCCCCGATCCGGTGACCGCGCCTGTCGCTGGGTCATAATTATATCCTTGACCCTTTAAAGCAGATACGATCGCTGCTTGTTGTAATTGATTTTGTGCTGCAACTTTCGGTGCAAAAGAATCTGTGTCAATGTTACCTGACAGCATTCCCATAAGTTGTGGTGTATATAGGGCTAACGCAGCTTCTATCGATGGTGATGATAACTGTTGAGTGGTTTGTGTGCCTTGTTGCTGTTGTTGTTTACTAGATCCCATTATACTTTAGACTCCAAACTGTGCATTAAATCGTACATTCTTTGTGCACCTTTGTTTACGCTACCGCCACCTGCTGCTTTAACTGCATCAGAGGTCATTACAAATTCATTCTTTGCTAGCATCGCTGGCACATCATCATGTTTTTCTTTTGCGCCCATAGGTATGAAGCCACCACCGCGACCATCTATTTGCATACCTTGTGGTATAGATTCTGTTTGTGGCACGCTGCCACCTAATGCCATCATAATACCACCGTTAGCTCTGCCAGTATTATATGTTTCTGGACCCATTATAATTGGTTCGTCAGACATTGATTGTCCCATTTTTAATCTAAACAATGCTTCTTCTATTTCTTGCTCTCGTTGCATTTCGTCATACAGTTGTTGTGACAACTCATCGTCACCAACGATTGCTCCACCATCAGCAGCATATCTAGTCAATCCAGAATAATTTAATCCTGGGAACATCATTCTTCTTTTTCTTTCAGGTGCTGGATCAGCTATTTGATACTTACCACCATACTGTGATAGTAATGGTGCCATGTAAGTGTTTAATTCTTCGTCTGTATATGCACCGCCCATTTGTTTATTCATCAAACGTCCCATGTCATAGACAGCTTGTGGATCAGTATTTAAATTCTTTTGTGCTTCTGTTTTATCTTTACCCATCATCAAACCAAGTAGTCCTGCTCCGGTTCCATAGGTAGCTAGACCTTTTTTAGTAAGAGGGTTTTTTAAACCATACATTATACCTTTACCTAAAGTGCCTTTGCCTAGCGCAAGTTTACCACCTGTTCCAAGCAACCCTGTAGTTGCAGCGGCTGAGCCAGGTGCAAATGTTGCTGCAGCCATACCAGAGCCCATTAAACTACCAGGCGCTGCTGCTGCAGATGCTCCTTTAGCTGCTGTTCCTAATAATTTTGCTTTACCTGCTCCAGCGATACCACCTAGTCCACCAGTCGCTGCTAATAAAGCAATAGGCAGAATTATCTCTGGCTTAGCTATTTTCTTTACTGCTTTTTTTAATGAACCCATTACAGATGATACTCTCTAGTTGTAAGCTTGACGTGACTACGTATTAAACCGTTAGGTGCTAACCTCAACCATTGGACTGGTTTACCAATGCCTAATAAGTGTGTGAAGAAAGTTCTGTAGTATAGCATAGCCTCGTTATGTTTCCTTTTAAAGATAGAATCAATGACCCATAGATTTTCTCCACTTTGCCAATCATTGAAACCAATCTCTCTAGTTTCTAAAAATCTTTGCTCGGCTTCTTTACTTAAGAATGCCCAGTTTCTATAACCATATAAACCATCTTCGTCTTTGTGGACTTTACATTGTCCTAACATTAATGATGGGTATATGTGGTAAAATATTTCTTTGACTTTATTGTTCTGCCATATCGGATAGTCATCTTTGTACAAATCGATAACGTCTAGTATGTCATTTATGTCATCCATATTTTACGCAAGGTGGTTAAACTTGTTAGCTTAGTCTCCCGACTCAGCTCCTATTGGCGGCATCTCTAAAACACGTACCGTTATGTCTTTGACAAGGACCTCGGACCAAGGGCTATTGCAGCCCGAACAGTTACCGATTGCTTGTTCTTCTGAATCTACCTCATTCTCACAACTTTTGCAATAAATTCTCTGATAAACTTCAGGTTGAATTACAGGTATTTCTTGACCATTTACAGTCGTATATGATATAGGCTTGCCCTCTTTAATTAACTTCATTATGTAATCTCTAACACTGATAATAGCACATGTAATCTGTTGGCTGTAGCTGCAGTGGCTTTTATTATGTCGCCTTCGTTAGCTACTAACGGTTGTGATAACGCTTCCATTGACGTATTAGCTGCAACTGATTTCACCGTTTCTATTGCAAATACCGCAGAACTTCTTGTTAATGTTAGTGTAATTGTGTCCGCGCTCCCCGAATCGTTGGCCACGCGTATTGATTTAATAATAGATGTAGTGGACGGTGTAGCAGGCACAGTTGTATCATCTGTTGTCGGCACAGTATATATTGTGGTCGCATCCGTAGTTGTTAAATCAACTGGTTTTAATAAAAATGTATCAGCCAACGAACCAACTCCTTGCTAAATTTTCATCTTTTGATTGTTGTTCATAACTAAAGTTTAACTGTGTTACAATTTGTTCTAGTTCACGAATTAATATGTCAAACTGTGATCGTTCATATTCTGTTGTTGCTTGTGGTAATCGACCTACTATTATCTTAGCCATTAGCGTCCTCCATCTGGTTTTACATCTAATCGCAATGTTCCAAATCTCCATTGATCATTAACAGCACTACTAGATATAACAATATTTGCTTGTCGACCACGTCCACGCGTATCAATTTTTGTAGTTGTAGGTGTTACAGTAGATGCATTTATTCTAACATTTGTGTAGTTTGTAACTTTTCTGTTACTAGCATGAGCAACAGCTGACGTTCCATTTGTGCCTCTAGTTATGGTGCCACCTAATTCATTTGTTGTTTTGTTATTGTCTGTGTATGTAATTAATTCTGTTCCAATCAATACAGTTCCTTCTAGTGGAAATTCATTTGAATCTTTTAATGATATAACAGAACCTGACGGTGAAGTAGCTGACATTGCTGATGACAACGCTGTAGTACTTGTTGTTTGTGAATAATTTTTAAAACTTAACAACACATCGGCACTGCCTTTTTGTTGTTTAAAGTCAGGTATAAAACGACCAATAGACAACATGTCTTCGCCGTCTTGTATGTCAAAATCACCTGATTGTAAAAAACATTCAATGGCATTAACGTCATCATTATTACCGTCTTCATGAGAATAAATAACAGACGCACCGTCTGTTAAACCAAGAACAGTTGGAGTCGTTCCTAAAGTTGTAGGCTCATATTCTGTAGCATAAGGCACTTGATACACACCTCTGTCTAACCATGTAGTTCTAGCCAATGAATTTGTATACCATAGATTTTCTAAATAATTATATGTAACAGAACGATCTATAAAGTCAGATTGTTCACTAGCATAGAACCAAGTTATTTCGTTAAAGTCTGTGTTTAATCCTACATATACTAATTGTTGTTGTGTAATACTAAAATCATCAAACACATAATCTTGCACTGTACAGGGTAATTTTTTAACAGCACCATCAAACATATAGAAAGCTTGCTGACTCATCCAAAAACTTGTGCCATTTACATCAACGGCACAATGCGCAGACACTGCTCCGCAGTTAGCTGCAAGTTGATTAAGACCAAATATAAAAGGTGGTCCTACAAACTGCAATGAATGCATTGATGTATCTGTCCATATTAAAATAGAACCCCTAGACCTTACAGCTGTCATTATTTTAGAACCATCTTGTATTCTAAATGACCCAGCTGTATTTATGCTAGAAGGAGACCATGTTGTAAAATCTTCCTGGTTAGAAAATCTAAGGAATAAATCATCTTGTGACGTTGTGCTGCCTATTGTTGTTTCTGTACCCATTAAAATTAAATGTCTGTCAGGTGTAGATAATATTAAATGTCTAGATGCTGTTGGTGCATTTCCACTAGCAACTGCAGCTCTAGTAGATGCTCCTGCCGATTTATCCCAACGATACAAAGAACTATTACTAGCAAGCGCTAGTAAATCTTCACCAAAGTTTTCAAATACCCAATATCTAGAATCAATGGTTGTTTCTGTTTGTGTAGAAGGCTTGTTCCAACCTATGTAGTTTGTAGCTGAGTTTGATACATCTAGTATAATTGTAACAACTGCATCATCAGCATGAGCCGCTGCTACGTGACTACTTGCAGTATTACCAGGAGAAGAACCTGAAGCAACTGTGGTTGTAGTATTAATAGTTGCTATTCCACGAGTCACAGTTAGGTTATTACTTGACACACCTGTAACTTTCATAATCTCTTGACCTACTAAAATAAAATCACCGCTTGCAAATTTACTGCCATCATCAACGGTTAGTGTTGTTGCACTGTTGTTTATACCACTGCCCATATTAACTGCGTCAGTTATAAGCGTTCCATTTACACCGTTCCATGCTGAAACACCCCAACCATAACCATAAATGTTTGTTTCTGGTCCAACACTAATTTGATATTCTACATCCACGGTGCTCGATCCACCGCCAGTTGCACTTGAGCTAGCATTACTTGAATGAGTAACAGTGTACTGACTAGGACTAATAACAGATGTGACCTCAAACTCTGCGTTCATGTCAAGACCACCAACAGCTGATGCATTACTAAATGTAACAAAATCACCTACCGTTGCACCATGACCAGAATCAGTTACAGTTACAACAGCTGATCCACTAGTAGTAACAAAAGGATTTGTAAGATTACTTTCTGTTGCACGAACAGGTGTAATATCTGAAATAGCTCCTTCAATATACAAATATAATTTTCTATCTGTTCCAAGAGCCAAGTGTCTTGTGCCATCGAGCGAAGACCAAGCAAACTGATCACGCACCACTCCTATTAATTTATCGCCTGTAAGTTTTGTCCAACCACCTATTTTTTCTGGTTTACCATAACGAAAACGTATGTTCTCACCATCAATCCATTTACCTTCGGCACCATACTCAGTGCTTTGTTTATCAAACCCTGGTGCAAATTTTATTGAAGCTAATGGCATTATACAATCCTCACAAATTGGTAATTTATGGATCCGCTACCGCCGTCACCACCAAGTCTTCTGCCAATAGTAGGAATTTGAGCAGAGCCACCACCGCCACCGCCACCATTAGTGCCATCTGTTCCGTCTGTACCACTACCTGATGAAGAACCACCAGAGCCACCACCAGAACCTGCTCCACTGTTACCTCCAGCTTTACCATCAATTCTACAGTTGTCACCACTACAATCTGCTCCTATGGTTCCAGCGCTACCAGCAGCTGTAGTTCCAGAAGATACAGAAACACCTGAGGTTGTTGTGCCTGACGTAACTTGACCAGATACAGAAATAGCACCGGCCGAACCTTGAACGTGTGTAACACGTGGTCCTGACACTGAACCATTAATAGACTGAGCTCCACCGCCACCTCCAGCAGATAATATAGTTGTGCCATTTTCACGAACAACTGTTGTTGCTCCACCATCACTGGCAACACCATTATATGTAAAACCACTTGACGCTCCAGCAGAACCTCCACTGCCAACAGATATAGTTAGATCTTCTCCTGCAGTAACAGTTAAATATACTCCAGCAGCGTATGCTCCTCCACCACCGCCACCACCAGCAGATTCTCCACCAGCTGAATCATAATCATTACCAGCAACACCGCCACCGCCACCTCCTAACGCTGTTACAATATAAATTGCATTAGCGTCTGTTGGGACAGTAACTGTACCTGTTGTAGATGACTCACTTGTGGTTACAAATTTTGTAGTGTCAAAAAAATCAGAAAAATTAATTGGATTACCTGAACTAGGTATGGCATTACCACTACCATCAGCCGCCCCAGCATAAACTAACGATCCTGCAGAATAATACTCGGATAAACTATTTGGCTGAGAGCCACCCCATTCTGCAACAATTTCTGTAGTATTTAGTGAACCACTAGCTTTGATAGTCATTACTTAGACTCCTTTAGTGTTTCAACCTCTTTCTTAAGCTCTTTGATTGCTTCGATAAGAACACCAACCATGTTGCCATAAGCTACACTTAAGTATTCTTGTTTGTCGTGTACTACTTCAGGTAAGATTTTTTGTACCTCTTGTGCGATAACCCCGGTCCTTGCTGCACCGTCCCTGTTAAAGTATACACCACGCATGTCACATACTTTGCTTAATGCGTTGTCAATAGTTTTTATATCTGTTTTTAATCGTTCGTCAGAGAATGCTGTAACTTCGTTATTAAATGTTGCAGCGCCGGCCGCGGACATGTCAAGAGTTAGTGCTGTGATAGCTGAACCACCATCATCGCCTTTAAATATAATGTCTTTATCTTGAACAGCAGAAGTGATTACAAAATCACTTGAGGAATTAGATAAAGAACCAAACTCAGTTCCATCATCTTTAAGATTTATATTACCGCCATCAGCATCTAATGTTATATTATCAGCAACATCAATTGTTAGAGTACCAGATGATAGATCTATCTCTGTTCCATCAATCGTTATGTTATCTACAATTATTCCAGCATTAGCAGTTACAGTGTTGTTAAACGTAGCAGCTCCTGCAGCAGACATGTCAAGAGTTAATGCAGTTATTTCAGAACCGCCATCGTTGCCTTTTAACAACATGTCTTTATCGGACACAGCGGACTTAATTACTAAATCAGAACTTGAATTAGCAAATCTTCCAATTTCTGTTCCACCATCTTTTAATATAACATCACCACCGTCAGCATCTAAAACTATATCTCCAGCGACATCAAAAGTTAAATCACCTGGATCGTTTGTAATTGTACCAGCAGAACCAGAATGTGTTAATTGTAAATCATCGTCAGCACCAATTTTAATAATGCCACCATCATCAAGTAAGTCTAAATTACCTTTAACGGTTGGGTTTAAAAATTTATTCTTTAACGATTCGTATGTAAAAGTTGCCATTAGTGATCCTTAAACCTCCATCCAAAAGTTGAATCTTGATACACCAGTGTAAATCCAGCGCTCTCTGTTGCCACCACCATTTCATCACCTGCTGTTTGTGCCATAATTTTTTCACTTCCAGGTTCTACGGTTAGTGCATTAGTATCAAATGTTCCTTCTGAATCTACAAAAGAAACCTCATCACCTTGTGATGGTGATGCCGGTAGTGTTACAGTCACTGCACCACCACTTGTATCTACAAAAATATTATCTCCAGCAAATGCTGTGTACGCAGATGTTTTTTCAATCCATGTTCCACCGCTTGTTTCTAATTCGTACCATGATTTTGCACCTGTAAAAGCACTAGTTGCTGTGTCATCATGAACTAAATAATAACTTCTATTTGGTTCTAATACAAAAGTGTCAGTTCCATCCGTTACTGTAATTCTGTATGCTGTATTAGCGTTACGTAAAAAATATGTTTTTTCTACATCAGGAAAAGTAACAGTGCAGTTTTGATCAGCACTGTGAAACACAATTGCTGCTTGTCTAGATTGATTTTCAGCTTGTGCCTGTGGACCACTGCCTGTTGTTAATGTTAGAGTAGAATTACCATTAGTTGTAATAGGCAATACTCCAGATATTGCTTGCTCTAAAGATTGTGATAAATTGTTATTAGTTGTAGTACCCCAAGAACCTGACTGTTCTCCGTCTCCAATAAGTTCTATTTTTAATCTATCCGAATATGTTGATGCCATTATATTTTACTCCAGGTTTCACTACCACCAGTTGAATCATCTACTTCCGTCCAAGTTTCACTACTAGATTGACTGACTTGAGACCATGTTTCATTAGTTGTATCACTTACTTCCGTCCAAGTTTCACTACTAGCTTGACTGACTTGAGACCATGTTTCATTAGTTGTATCACTAACTTGAGCCCATGTAAAGGGTGCAACGCTATTGATTCCCGCTGCTAACTCATTTCCGCTAGGAAATGCGATTATTGGGAGTTGACTCCCGGTCACCGATCCTTGGGCCGCGGTCATCTCTAAATTAGCGCTTGATATAACAACTGTTGGATTAGACACAGCACTTCCTATTGCTGTGCTCACTAAATTTGTTGTTGCCTGTATATCAACAAAAGGTAGTGCGCTGCTAAAAGTTTGCGTACCTAATGGGTGAAATCCTAACATTTTTCTTCCTTCTATTTCGCAGATCATTCTATCACTAAACAATTCAAATTTACAACAATTTGTTATTTAAATGAAGGTCCACCAACCCAAATTACTAATGATTTTCTTATTCCTTTAGTAACTGGTGTAACTCTATGTAATCTAAAACTTGGAAAACAAACAGCACAGTTTTGTTCCCTAGGAGCATTTTTTGGTGCTCCTCCAGTCCATATTTGTAAATCACCACCTTCATATTCATCTGGATTTGAAAGCTGTACTGTTATACTTAATTTTCTAGGTAATAATGATTCAACTCCACTATCTACATGCCAGGTATAATGCATATCAGGTTCATAAACTGTGTATTGCACAGCTTCTGCTAAATCAGTTAATTTAAAGTTATAAAATTGATTATTAACAGTAACTGCTAACATTCCTAATTTTTCAAATAAAAACTTTGTTTCTGAGTTTTCATATAACCATTTAATTTTAGAATTTCTAACATCACTATTAGAATTTTGTGTAGTAGCTTTTTGAAATTCTATTTTATCAATTATATTTTGTATCTGATGTAATTCTTCTTGAGTAAAAAAGTTATTACTTTGTGTAAATTCTGCTTTTGTTTTATCTGTTGTTGACGTAATTAATTTCATAAATAAACCATTAAATTTAAATAATCTAGAACAGGAGCATACTTCCAACCGAAACCAAATAGAAAGTTAGCAGCATAAATAAACCCATTAATAATTATTATTTTAGTTCCTAAGAATACAAAGATTACAAATAGAATTGTATTAATTAATCCGTAATTTTTGTAAAAGTTAATTAATTTTCTTAATAAAGGAAAATTCCATGTCATATTTCTTCTAACCTACTTTCTTTTTTTTCGTTTATTGCGTGAACATATTTTTCTATACTACGACAAGAGTCAGGATAAAAATAATTGTGATATTTTTTTTCAAATTTTTCATAAAGCGGTACTTCTCCAATATTAAATTTCTGCCTTACTTCTTCTAAATCACTCTCTAAAAAATCTAATGGGCTACGATAACCAATTTCTTTTTTACACTTTTGCAAAACTTCTTTACATTCTTTGTAGACTTTCCAAACTTCTTTATCTTTGGTTGTTCTTGCAACCGCTAAGAGAATAAAAAATCCAATTATTTTAGAAGGCTTGTAGTCTAAAAGATGTCCTGTGACTTCTTGAATTAAAGCTTCACCAAGTGCATGAGTATTGTATTTAAACAATGTATGTAAGATATCGTGAGAAACTACTGTATGACGAGATAAATTTGTTCTTACAACATCAAGACGAGATTTGACTTCTTCATCTTTAAATCTTTGATTGTAAAGAGTTTCAATTCCAAAATTCGCACAAATTTTATAATACTCTTTGCCTACTGTTCCTTCAGGTAATGAAGCTAAATATTTTTTGTCCATTAATATTGGTAAAACTTTATTTTCAACGTACTCTTTATCGTTATGTTTTCTACCCCATACAACATCTTGTCCTAAAGTTGTTTGAGTAACTTTATTCATCATCATAATACCAAACGGAAATTGCATTTCTCTATATAATGTTGTGACAGGAACACCTAACTTTTCGTTTTCGTTTTGATGTTCATAATCAACAGTATAAAAATTAACTATGTCTTTTAATGATTTTGTTATTTTTATTGGATTCCACATATAACTACCTTGATATTAAAAATATTCTTAAAATTTTATCTGATGTATTTTGCACTTCAATAGAGTTGCTTGTAAATTTTTTACATGAATATTGATTAATTGCAATTTCACCTACAGTACAATTTTGAGTAAAGAAAATATATTTTGTTGAGTTTGAACTGTAATCTTGGTTAATTGTTTTTGTTTCTCCCACAGAAATATCTAAAACATCTATGTCAAAATTATTATCTTTAGCTAAAAGACAAAACAATCTTGTGTCATCTTCAAGGGCTTCTATTTTTTGATTTGTCGCTAGTAAATATCTATTTGAATTAGGACTGATAACATCATAATCTGCGCCAAACTTATATGTAAAAATATATTTATTATTAGCAACAGATTCAGCTAATGTACTTTCAGTAAAATCACCATTTTTAACTTTATCGTTTGCATTTAAAACTAACATTCTTTCAACATCAGTTTCAGTTATATTATCATTCCAATATGAAGTTGTTTGCACTTTACCTTGAATTAATGATAATCTGTTAGTTCTAATAAAAACTTTATTGCTTTCAGTATCATATTCAATGCTTTCAGGTTTTAGTACATCTTCCATTGAATCTCGTTCTATAACTTTACCCGTATCACCAGATACTATTGTTATTTCAAATAAAGCATCAATATTCATATACCACGAAGGATCTTTAGCATTAAACTCGTATTTTATTGACATTTATATACTCTCGCTTTCTATTGCCTCTTTTTCTTCATCAAAATTATTAAGATGATATTCAAATTTTTCTTTTCTTCTGTCTATTATTTCATGTGTTGTAAAATTAACATAATAATTGTCTGTGCTATATCCAAGTTCCTGTAGCCATTCTTCGTGTATTTTTAATTCAAAATCATAATGCATTTTATCCCAATCAACGTGACCGTCTCTTAACAAAAAGTTTTTAGGCTCTGCTGAAAAGTTTGTAGGTATATAATCAGTTCGTATTAAATCATCTAAACGAATAACACCGTTAACTATATGCTCACAAGCATTTTCTGCATAAACAGATTGTTTTTTTTCATATTCTAAAATCATTCGGTTATAGTTACTGTTCCTGTGACACCTGATACAAATTGAGAAGCAACAGCGCTCCACTGCCAAGTTGTATCAGTAAAGCCTTGTGAGGGACTCTGATAAGTTGCTGCTGATCTATTTAAAGTGAGTGTGCCGTTATTAGGACTAGTCATAGCTCCAGGTATTGATAAACTTGTCCAACCACTATTAGCAACATTGCCAGAAACAGTTAAGAACATATTAACAAGTACAGCTCCTACTTTAGTAAGAGATTGATCTGAAGACCATCTCTTAATAGTTGGATTAAAACCACTTGAAAATGCAACAGATTGAGGGTTATTGCTTAATGAACCAAAAGTAGCGACTACACCAGTATCAAATCCCTTGTCAGGGAAATTTCCACCTTGAGTACCACTAGTCATACTATAACTATAAACTGTCGGAGCTGGGCTTGTATTATTTGCTCCATAAAAATCATCTAATGATATTTGTCCTGATGTCGGTACATTTGCGTTATTGGAGTGGTTTGCAACTAATGAGCCACCTCTATAATATTCATTCATTGCATGAGGAGCAGACCCCCCGTATTCACCTACGAGGGAATTAATACTAATTGCACCACTACTAACAATCGTCATAAAAATTTTTTAACCTTTTTTTATTTCGTCAACTTCATTTTTTAATTCTTTAATTGCTTGTACTAAAAGGGGTACTAATTTGTCATACCATACTGTTAAATACTTATCGTCTATTGGAGCTTCAGTAACAACTTCTGGTAAAACAGCTTGTACTTCTTGTGCTGATAAACCAACTTGTCTTTGATTGTTATCATATCCAAGTGATTTTGCTACTTCATTTTCTTTAAAATAATAACCGCTTAATGCTTTTACTTTGTCCAAAGCATTATCTATTGGTCCTTCAAAATCTTTTAAACGAGAATCGGAATAAAATGCTGTTACGTTGTTAGTTGCTCGAATTTCCCCAGCGGTTCCTGATGCTGCTGTGCCAACACCTAAACTATTTACTTGTGCATTTGAGTTTGTTGTAAAGCCACCAGTTGGTCCTGTAGGTCCTGTCGGTCCTGTTGATCCAGTAGGTCCAGTTCCACCAGTTGGTCC